GGATAAATAACAATCCTAATCCAGGAGCCTTCTTGCTCTTTATTATAACACGATTTACATCTGAACGCGACATGGATGGTATTCTTTTTCCTTCTGCTGTTTCTTTTGGTGAATATAATCTGATTAGTGGTTCTCTCCTTTGAGAGATAATAAAACGAATAAATGGATTTACTTCATTTGAATTCATGGATTTAAAGATGAACTCTAAAGGAAGGGAAGAGATTGGAGTATTTGGCAACAGAGACATATAAGATACAGTAGCACCTGTAATTCCTTCTACAGCAGGTTCTTCATATGTTTCTGAGAGTGTGTTATTCCAGTAGTCAATATTAGTATAATATTTGGCATTTTCCCTCAATAATTTTTTACTTTTGTTAAAAAGATCGGGTTGTATTCTCTCTATTTCTCTCTGATAGTTTTCTACACTTTCTGGCATCTTACTTACTAATTTTGGAAAATAGAGTTTTACAAATTCATTCACACTGGAGTGTTTATACGCATTTATTGCGGTTGAAGACGTTATTGCGTAGATACGTCGTAGAGTTCCAGAAATTGGAATCTTTGATAAAAGAGTTTCTTCACTATTGGATGTAGAAATATAAGTTCCGAGAGAAATACTTGGTGTTTTTCTGGGGTCTGTTTGCAGTGTCATATATCCTGAAGAAAGCATGGAAGAATTTAGTGTGTTTTTGTCTAAACCAAAGTGAAGTCCAAATGGGATTGCTACAGTGTATGTTTCATCATTAAATATTTCTTCTAAGAGAGAAAAAGGTACAATGCTTTTATCTTCCATTCCCTCAAACTCATCGGTTATTTGAATATCTACTACATTTTCCAAATATTGTTTGAGAGACTTTAACTTAATAGATACCCTACCATTCATAGATAATGTTTTATAAACTTCTACTGGAGTTATTTTGGTGTTTACATACAAAAACAAATACATTTCTTCCACAGAAACTCCTACATAACTTAATAATTTTTGTTTTATCATAGCAGCAGTGTCGTCCATCCATATATTATTAACTTCGTGTGGTGTTGTGTAGTTAACTATAACTTTGACCATATAATAATTACAGATAAGTTCTTTTGGAATAAACTACCATATAGTCTATCTTCTTGTTGGTACATAATTTGCTGTGGATGTATAGCATGCATCTTTACAATCATTTCTTTTGACATCAAATCCCTTTTTTATTTGGCTCAAGTTCTTGTTAATTGTATCTACATTTAATCTTAATAGTCTATCTCCAGCAGTTACTGCCCCTTGTTTTGAATACTTATAATTGTTTGGCTTGGATATCACTTTGCTACAAGTTTTATCATTTGCCAATTCTGAAGCCATTTTGTAAATATAATTTACCATTAAAGTATATTGTCCTTCTGGAATTATTTCCAAGGCACTCTTGATAAACTCTGATATAGAAAGAGCAGACAAGTCTTCCATTTGTTGCTGTGTAATTAATCCCTCGTCAAACAAATAATCAGATATTGCCACAATAAAGTCTGTTTCTGTAGCTTTCTCTACAACTCCGTTTGGATTACATTGTCCAATATAAATATAATCTAATTTGAGAGCTAGTGGTGAACCTGGTTTTACCTTTTTAATAAATGCTGCTGTATATTGTGGATATGCCTGGAGAGCATCAGTGAGAGACTTACCACTAAACCCAGTTAAATAAGCAGTTTGGTTTTGGTCAAATGTTTTACAACGATTGTATAACTTGGCATATGTTGTTTGGTAATATGTTTTACTGAGCTTTGTGGGGTTTGGTAATACACTTCTAATGGCTTTTCTCTCATTATTACAACAAGGATTTCCAGTTATTTGATCAGGGTGTGGTGTTTCTGTTAAACTATTTATTGGAATAAGGTCGCTAAATACTGCGGTCCCTTGGCATATATCACAGTTTGATTGAACTGAAGGATCAATAGTGAGTGATGTGTTCTTCATGGAAACAGACCCCGGAGTATCTATTAATTTTCTGATGAGACCATCATTAGATGACTTAACACGTCTGTCTAAATTAAACGCGATGCGTTCATTTGTTTGTGTTAATTCGGCTAGATATGGATTGGGTGGAAGAGACCCTTTTCTATAATGTTTTAATGGACGAGGTAGACCGTGTCCTGTTGGGAACATATTTCCAGTATCATTATTGGTTAATGGTCTTATGTTTGTAGTAGTAATTCCCATAGGGGTACGAAATAGTCCAGTGCCTTTCCATGACTTATATCCACCCTGGGAAGTGTGGTTGTTATAAGACTTCATTCCTAAAGGATAAAACGCAGATGACATTTAATAATATAATGAGAGAATAAAACCCAATTTCTTAAATATCAAAATAAGGATTGTCTGTAATTTTCATACTACAATATTCTCTCGGGTTCTTCTTATAATCAATTGGTTCATAAATTCCTGCTTCTTTAGCATTTACTAACAGAAACTTAAAATTATTCCAGAAATCTTGATTGTGTCCAATACTCTCTGTCATTAAGTGGCTCAATTCGTGTAATGCCACAAATGTAAGTGTGCTAATGTCTATTAATTCATTGTTGTTTTCATTCTTCTTATTTAAACAAAAGGCAACTTTCTCTCCTTTATTCTCTGAATAAGCTTTGAGAGTAGATGTTGGTAATGTTTCCACAAATCTGGAAGGGTTGTAATTTTTACTTAATAATATACTTCTTGGGTCATCTGGGTATTTCTCCTTCATATAGGCAACCATGCTAGTACATTTTGAAGAAACTGTTGCCATCAAATCTGCCGCGTCATCTAACTTTTCACGGTCTCTAACACAGTATTTATTACCATCTAATCCTGATATAACACACTTAAGATTGGCCATATCTGACTTCATATACATTCTAACAATGATGATTATAGCAAGTCCTACGAATGCGTAAAAAAAAATATCTGATTTATCCATATAATTATTATAGGGATTATTGATTTGAATAATAAAATTCTAATCAATATGTTAAAGTTATTAACCAACTGAGATTATTAAATTGTAGAGTTTTCTGTTATTTGCTTAAGCAGATCCTTGTCCAATCTCAAAAGCAGGTCTTATGGTGTCAGCAGCAATAGTAGATTGATTCCAAGGTCCAGTATTCACTTGGGGATTAGCCGGTTCAGAACGAAGTTGCAAGTTGGCATTTCTCATGGTTTGTCCAATGGTATCAATACCAATGTGATATCCAGCCTTCAAGAAGTTGATGTTAGAAAGTTCGCCTTTTCCGGTGGGGTTGAGTTCAGACCATTGGCTATTGGGAGAGTTGATGGGCAAAAGGTCAGAAGGATTGGTAATATTGGGGTTGACCGATGAACCTCCAGTAGGAACCATGGAAGATTGAATACCATTTGCGGGAGCAAACACCTCATTTTGTCCGGCGGTATTGGAAGCAACAGGTCCAGTTCCATCACCATTCATCATTCTGCTTCCAGTTCCGTTCTGGTAGGCAGGATTCATGGAAGAAGTGACATTCTCAGAACCAAAAGAAGATTTGTTTGAAACATAGTCATAAATCATATAGAGAACATATAAAGCGAATAATAAAATAATGATAGAACCTACTCCGTAGTTATCCCACAACATCTTTAAAGATTTCATTATAAAAAAGGATTATAAAATAATTTTTTAAAAACAGAGTTAAATTGTTTGTGAAATGGGATAATTTGGTCCAACATAAAATTCTGTAGAATTCTTTAATATATTTTATTTATATCAATATCCATCTTCGCTATCAATATCACTATCCTCCCAATCAGATACATCCAAGTTGTATTCTTCCTTTATTCTTTTTGCTTCTAAAAGAGCCTCCTTTGCTTTTTGTTTTGTTTTTCTATAAAGCTCATAATATATATCTTCTGGCTTATTCAATGTCATTTCTTCTGTTGGTGACAAATCAAAAGTATCTATCTCTTTAAGAGCAGTAGGTTCTTCTACAATTGAAATATCTACTAGTTCTAACATATCATTATCTTGAGGTGGAGGTTCTATAGATTTTGGTACAGATAATGGACATTCCAAACCAACTGTGCTATTTATATTGTTAAAGTTTGGTATAATATCTTCCACGGAATTCATTAAAGTACTATTCGTTTTTTGTTCATCTTCTAAATTATCTACTTTTTTTTCACAGGTTCCTTCATCAATTGCCTGTGATAAATCTGTTACAGACAAAGTTAAAGGTTCTTCCTTTTTTATGTAATCATCTTTAGAAGATAATAATACTCCACGAGGCTTTATAACACATTTATTAAAACAAACGTCTTCTTCATATAAATCATTTACTATCATTATTTGTTTCATCTCAATCTCAATACTGAATTGTCTACTTGTAAATTGTATTCCAGAAATCTCTAAAATAGCAACAATATTTGTATCTTGTGTAATCATTCCCACTGATTGTGGTGTTTGGTTTTCATCATAGCATGATAATATTGGGATTTCTGTAGCCGCATTCATCTTTATATTGGTTTTCACTAAAGAATATTTTCCAGATTTGTAGGACTTTAAGGTGGTCCTAAAAGCATTGTCTATATCTTCCTGACTTATTGAACTACCAAACCATTCTGGAGAGTTTTTCAAGAGAAGTTCTTTACACTTGTCTTCTAACATCTCAAACCATCCCACAAGTTCCTCGTTTATATTATCTAGAATAAGTTCACAATACATTTTCTTTCCAGATTTAATTAGTCCTTGTTTAGTTGTACATTTTGGAATTTGTAAATAGAGAGAAGAGTTTTGGTGAAGTATCTTTGTAAAGTATGAACCTCCGCCAATACTTTTAGGATATGTTAGAGAGGTTTCTGAAAAATCAAATTTGCGCGTTGGATATTTTATACAAATTTCGTCCATATTTTAATTTGTAGAAATTTGATTAACATTTTTTACGCCTTCTCTCCAATTATATTTTCTAACATTATATTATAAATGGCTCATACTAAAGCACACAAACGAAGTCAATTGAAAAAGAGAGGTTCCAGGCGTTCTATGTCTATGGCATCTGCTATGTCTTCTATGGGATTAATGGGAGGATTCGGTTCAGCTAGTGCAAGCATGAGTGGTGGAGTAAGGAAGTCCAGAAAGGCTAAAAAGTCTTCTAAGCGAGGAACCCAAAAGAAGTCTTGGTTTTCTAAATTGTTTTAAACATAATTATCTTGAATTTCTCTACAAATTATAACACAAAAATATCATATGTATTATAACTTCTAAAATACAAATGATATCCAAACTTTTTCTTATACATAATAATTATAATGGAAGATAAATACATATATGATTTAGGTGGAATGACATTCCCATATGACCGATATGAAAATCATCGTCAATACATACAAGAAGCCAACAAAAATGGAATGTTCTTTTATAAGCAACGAATTGTAGAAGCCCAAGATGGAAAAATTAAGAGAGACCAAATTGTTGAAGCATCCAAAATGCCCGGGGAAGCTCCTGTAATTGATATCTACAACAATCCAGAATATCATGATGTTGATACCGATGAAGAGATTGATATGGATGAAGTATTACCAAAATCTCGTTCAAAAAAACAAATCAAAGAAGAAGAAACACAAAAGGATTTGTTAAAACATCTTACAGAATATTTAGAGAGAATAACTAAAGCGTCCAATACACCTTCTGCCGTACCAGTACCAGTATCTACTACACAACATAAAAATAAATCAACTACTAAGAAACAAAAGAGAAGCCGTGGAAAGCAAACTAAACGCGTACGACGGGCTCATCCCAAGAAGACCTATTAAATGATGATACCAATAATTGGTTCATGTTATTCTTCCAGTAGTTGACTTCTTTTTCCAGTTGAACATCTTGAGGGTTCTTTGGATAGGGTGTGGTTGCGTTCATTAGGGCTTGATCCGATGGCGTCATAGCCGGTTTCTTACCATAACAATTAGCTCCAAATCTAAAGTTGGCGTTACTAACATAACCTCCATTTATTCCTGGACGGCCACAATCGTGTTCATGTCCTGGTGTCTGTTGAAGCTGATTATATGTACTCATTTGTGTAGGGAAGAAAGCATTTTGTCCATCAGACCACCCATAATTACACCAGTCCGCCCCATTATGATACGCATCCTCCATTTCTTTGTATGTAGCTAATCTAGCACCATATGCTTGACATACTGCTTGAGCATCTTGATATGTAAATGTATCATTAGCTACATTAAACACTTCAGGTCTGGAAGTATCTACCGGAACACCAGTTTCTATTTGTTTGACTTTTTCTTCAATCTCACTTATACTTATTGGAAATTTAAAACCATTCTTGTAAAGATACGATAGAAACATGATAATTACATACACAATGAATATATAAATGGCAATTTCACTTGGAGATATCATTAACACAATCAAAAATACAATAGTAATCAAGACATAAACCTTGTCAAAATAAACATATATATCAATCTCTGTTTTTCCATTGGTTGAAGGAGGTGGTTGTGAACTCATATAATACTTATCAAGAAAAATAAGTATTATAACTAGAAGTTTCATATAATGTAATTTTATTTCATATAATCAAATTATTCATAAAGTCATTTATTTCTTTGGGGGAATATTCTTTTCCAAAGAATTTTTGTAAGGAGTTTCAGATGGAGAACGTCTTGGAGTGTTTTCAACTTGGGTTCTTGGCTTTCTTCCCTTTGGAAATTGAAAACCATCATTATTATTATTATTATTCTCTTGAGTATTTTGTTCGGGACGACGAGTTCTGTATGATGGTCTCGTAGTAGAAGGAGCAGAATGTGATCTGGGAGTATTATCAGAAGATTGTACAGATGTTTGTTGGGTGGCTTCATCTCTCTCAGTATTTCTTTGATTGAAGGATCGTTGGGTACCTCTATAAGAAGTTCTTTGTAATCTCTCAATAGTATGCTGGTTCTCACACATAAGCTTTCCTCCATTTACTCCAGTAACATTCACCGCTTGGTATTCATACTTTCCATTTTTTGGCTTAACAATGTTAAACTGAACATATTCACCTTGAACCAAATACTTGTAAATATCTGAATCCAAAATCTTGAGCTCACTGTGATGAACAAAGACATCACCATAATTGGAATGATCTCCAGTAGCTGTAATAAACCCATATCCCACTCTGTTGTTAAACCACTTAACAGAACCTAATACTCCAGAAGAAATACTCACAGTTTCACTGTTGTTAACATTAGTTTCATTATCGCTTGACATTTTTAGAATATTCTCTCTACAAATCTTTATATCTTTTATTTCATATATTTGTTAACACCAAATATTTAGAAAGATTATAACATGGAGTTTCATCATATTTCAATAACCTGGTATCCCACAAAAATCTAAGTATCCATTCTACTTCGGTTTCTCTCAATGGGCCATTTCCAATCTCTAGTTTTCTACTGTAAATAGTTTCATATGAAGCATTCACATCACTATCCCAATCAACAACTCTGCAAATCTTTAACAAAACATATAACACTGATTCCACATCATCCCTTCTACTTGGTTCTATTCTATTGTGGACATTGAGGCTCACATAATTTGTTGTTCCAATCATACCAGAGATTTGTTTCTGTGGAAAGTGAGTTCCATCTCCCTTAAGATATCTCTTACACAGTCCTAAATCTATCAAATAGAGAGAACCACCCGCGTCATACATCCAATTGTCCGGTTTTATGTCACGATGTATGTAGCCAAACTCATGTAGGTCCCTCAAAATGTCTAACATATCCTGTCCCATTCGCAATAATTCCAGTGCGTTTGTTTTAGGAATTTCCACACACTTGAGGCTTGAGCACAAGAGAGGGAGAACCATGTAATACTGGAAATCTTCACACCCAAACCATAGCATCTTTGGAATACCGCGTATATGACGAAGCTCTTTATGGATATTGGCCTCGCGAATAATAAGTCGGCGGATTAATGGGTCCTCGTTTTTCGGTACTGTATCCATCTTTAAGGCATACATGGCTGACGTATAGACATCACGAACCCTGTAGATCTTGGAAAAAGCACCTCTACCAATTTCTTCCAGAAGTTCATACTTATTTAATACAACTTGATTGGACATTTTTGAGTTTATATAAAGTTGCCTGTAAATACTAATAGAGAGAATTTACAGAAAGGTTGTTAATTATAATGTTTTGATTTTTATTTATTGACATTATTTAAATGAGCGAAATAAATGTCTATTTTGTTACATTGGGAGAATTAATAGATGAAGGGATTATTTCTTCTAAAACTTTTATTTGGAATACATATACTGAAGGAAATACAGAGAATCATTATTATATATATACTCCAATAGATGAGTCTCCTAAAAAAATAATCAAGATTTTAAAAAATACCAAATATTTTTATTTGAAAATCAATGAAACTTCTTGTTTTATAGTTTATAACATTTTGAATAACAAATTCAATTTTGATACAACATTTATGAACAAAGTCAAAGAGATAATAAAAACAAATACATATAGACCTGAACTGCGTGAATATGGAATTATTCCAGTTAAATTGGTTGATATGCCCGAAATAGTTGATATAAGAGAATCAAAAATGGAAATAGAGAATTTAAATAGAGAATTAAACTGTTTAAATTACAGAATTAGTTTGGACTATCCAAAAGACCTTGACACAAATACAATAATAAACTCTTTTACAAATTCTATGGACACTTTATTGCTTTGTATTTTTGAAGGAAATACGTGTATATCTTCTATACAACTGAATGTAGATGATAATAGCTTAAGCATAGATTCATATACATCTCATTCCAAAGAACGTTTAGGTTTAAATAAATTATTAAGAGCTGTTTCAATAATAATAGC